TCTACAACAAGTAATCTCGGTTACTTGTTAAAACGTTGGTACACAATGGTTTCACCCGTAAAGGTGTCCCAATAGTGTCCCAATGAAACTAAAAAGGTCCTGCTTAACGGCAGGGCCTTTTTATAAAAAACAACCCATTAAAAATGAAACGCTTTTTAACACAAAAAACCCCTAGTGGACGTTACATTTTCTGCAACAACCACTAGGGGTTAATTTCTATAATTGAATTGTTTGACCAACAAAAATCATGTTCGGATTAGAAATGTGATTCTTTGCTGCTAATGCCTGCCAAGTAGTTCCGTGAGCAGAAGCGATTCCAGATAGAGTATCGCCACTTTGAACGGTATAGGCGTTAGATTGGCCAGTATCACCAAGCATAATCTTTTGGCCAACGTAAATCACGTTAGGATTGGCAATGTGGTTAAGGCTTACTAAGCCAGAAACGGTTGTGCCAAACTTGCTGGCAATTCCGCTTAAAGTATCACCTGCTTGGACGTAGTAAGTATTCTGTGGTGATGACTCACCGGTTACCTTCAATACTTGGCCTACTTGAAGCAAGTTAGGATTACCCAAGCTGTTAATCGCTGCTAAGGTTTGCCAAGTCGTATTGTACTTGCCTGCAATGCCAGATAATGTGTCACCAGATTGAACAATGTAAGTCCCATCCGCTGGCTTACCAACGTGTTCAACTGGTTGTGGTGCTGGTACTGGGGTACTTGGTACACTACCGCTTGCTTTTCCAGTGGTGAAGGCACCGTCAAAGTCAAAACTGGTGTCAATCCCCATGATACCGTGATCGGTATATTGCCAAGCATTTGCATTATCAATTCCGAGTGAAGTAACTCCATAGCCAGCAACCCACTTCTTCCGATTGCCGAAGCCGTGACTGTTTAAGATGCCACCAGTAAAGAAACTCCGCATTGAATAGACACCAGTACTCTTATAGCCGAGGGCTTCTACTTCTTGAAGAAAGGCTAAGGTAGCACCTTGATAATCGCTGGCTGAATTAACTTCTGCATCATCAATCATCAGCGTATCGTCATACATGCCAAACTGCCGAGCAACCTTAACAAAGAATCGTGCTTCATTCTGTGCATCGGGAATTGAAGTGTAGCGGGCAAAATGATAGCAGGCTACTCTTAAGCCCACTGCTAGGGCATTGTGAATTTGTGCTGCCGCTCGTGGATTAATGTAATTAGAACCATCTTCACTACCTTCAGTTAGCTTTACAACAACGCCTTGTGCTCCTTGATTCTTAGCCGTTTGAAAAAATGCTACCGTATCAGGTTGGTAACTTGAAACATCAATAAATGGATTACGAACTGCCATTTTATGCGACCTCCTTGGGATCAATTGCCTTTGCCTTGCCGTCTGGGACAAGATCAGGTTCTTTTTGTCCCAACTTGTCCGGTTTCTTCGTTGGCTCTGTGGTAGGTGTCAACGGTGACTGCTCATATGCCGCCTGTACAACTGACTGAACGGTCTTCATGTCAATGTGGACACCGTGATCGGCCATATAGGACTGTACCTGGTCAGATGCTTCCGCAAACTTCTGGGGGCCTGGCTTGCTGGAACTTACTAACGAGTTGACAGCAGTCATCGCCACCTGCTCCAAGAGCGTCCAGGCTTCACGTTGCCGGACTGTCTTAGCGTGATCAATCTTGCTGCCAACCCACGGCTTAGCGATTACGAAGCCAAAATAAAAGAGCCATACAATGGCTCCCGATTGAATCAACCATTCGATAATGTCATTTGCTACCTTCATTTTTTGTCCCCCTTGTTGACGATCACATGTTCTTCAATCCGTGCCAACCGAACATCATGCTTGTCAGTCGCTGTCTCCAACTTAGTGAGCCGCTGATTTGTTGACTCACGGTCAGCTTTGAGACTGTCTAGAACCATATTAACCTTGATCATAGTTTGATTTAACTGAGCGATTGAGTCGCCCAGCCGGTCAAATTCAGCCTGGTTGGAGTCGTGAGCCGCGTTTGTGATCGACGTCTTAACATATGTCATAGCAACTCCAATTAACGTCACGATGCTGACCAGCTCACCCCAATCAAAGCCAAATGGTCTATGCATATCCATAGCCCACCTCACTTTCCTAATTCCTTTTTAAAAGCCGCCCCCATCCCATAAGGTACTGTTGACTTTCTTTGGCGACTGATTCAACCTAGCAGAGCACCATGATTTGAAAATCCATCCATGACGCTGCTTGTTGTGCCGAGCTGGAGTTGTTGGTCAAGTGGATTTTCCCGTTGTTCCACGTAAACCAGTTCTGCGTGCTGTCCCACGTCGGTACCAGGTAGTTAAGCACGATACAGTGGCTGTTGTCCCACCAGTCTGGGACTGGCACCTGCAGAATGTCGGCACTATTGGTTGAGCCTAAACCAGGCAGCTTAATTGCACCAGAGATCATCAGTGCCTTGTACGCTCCAATATGTTCGTACTTGTATTCGACCGGCGTGCCATCAGCTTGGCCGGCACCGTTTAAAAACTGCAGTCCATTGCTGGTCCATGTCCCCGAATCACCGGTCAGACTGTTTTTGACGCCCTGAATCTGCGTTGCGAAGTCTGGCGCATTTTGGATTGCCGTCCAGTCCGTGATTGGCCGGATTGAGTTACCGTCATTGTCGAGTACGTCTGCGATATAAGTGCTCATGTCATCATCTCCTAATGTTTCTTCCAGCTGTTCCAGGTCTTGTTGTCTCCGTTGGCGCCACGCACCCACACGCTACCATCAGCATCGTAGTACTGTTGTACAGCGGTGTTGCCGTTGATGTCGATTACTACGAGTGCCGCCCAGCACTGTGTGGATACGACACTCTGTGGGCCATTCTTAACATGTACGCCATCGATGATGTAGACTTTCATGCCCGCGTCTGAGCCACTCGTGCATGCGTTTAAGTCGGCACCATCCGGCAGCTTGTTGTCATGACCGCCTGCTACCGTGCTAATTGCACTGGTCAGTCCGTGCACAACGCCAGCGTGGGTTTCTGGATAGACCTGTTCAGCGTCAGCGCCTTTGGTTTTCATCAGCTTAATCGACTCAACCATTCAGCTCACTCCCTTTGGTTACTTGGATTGACGAGACAGCAATGACTTTCAGCCCTTCCTGACCGTGATTGTCATAGTCGTCAGTGATCATCTGCATTTTGCTTTCTTTAATCGGGGATGAGATCGTGTTGAATCCCCGCAGCTTAAGCGTGCGAGTGACTCCGGTCAGCTGAGATGCATCCTCATAGCCAATCTTGCCGTCGTCAAGGTTGACCAGGCGCGCGTGCAGTGTAGCATATACCGTGCCATCGCTTGCCGTGCGTGCGTCCACGACTTCGGACGGTTGGGGTGCATTTTTAATGAGATTGTCGATGCGCGTTTGATTATTTTCGGCCGACTCTTCCAGGTAATTGGCGTAGTAGCCAAAATACCCACGCAGCTCCATCCAGTTGTGCTGTTTCTGCTCGTAGGCGTCTTCATTCTGAAACGGGCTTGGCTCGTCCCAAAGGTCAATCGTCTGCAGTGTCATCTGCATCATCTCCTTAAGCAGTCGTAGTCGTCGTATCGGTAGGCAGTGCCAGATACTTGAGCAGCTTTTGCCGTGCAATCGTCTGGGCTTTGTCTAAGCCCGTGAAAAACGTAGTGCCTTCTGGCAGTTCGGTCTTGTCAACGCGCACCGTGTTGTTAAGAAACTCGCCCGTTTCGGCGTTTGAGCCGTAGAAAGCGAAGTTGGCCGAGTCGACTTGGCCAGGCGTTGTGGTTGAGAAGTTAAAAACGATGTTTGATACGTTTACTTGCATGATTAGTCCTCCTTAGTAGTGTCTTGCTTGTCGGTATCTTGCTTGTCTTTGAGTTCCTTTAATTCCTGGTTTGCCTTGTCTAACTGTGCCTGTAACGCGCGATTGTTTGCCCGTTCGATTACCAAGTTAGAGTGCAGTACACCTAGTTCTGACGCGTAATCGTTCACTAAATTTTGCATTACTTCGTTATTCATAGTTAAATCTTCTCCTTTAATTCATCTAACTGTTTCTTTAATTCTTGCACGGCCCCCATGAGGTAGCCAATGATGTCTCCGTCATCACGCCCCATACGATTTTCTGAAATAAATTCCTCGGGGGTGTAATATTCTGCAACGTCGTTTACATCATCAATAATGACAGACGTATGACGCTTAGTTTTGCCTTTTGCAACATCAGACTTAAATTGATAAGTTTCAACATTAGCAGACACTATCTTGTCAAGAGCTACTTTTGTATCAAGCGGTTCAATACGTGTCTTTGTACTAAGCAACGAGGTTTGGGTTATTCCCATGCAGGTAAACCAGCCGGTCATTTCAGCCCATCCTTTAATATGAATTGCCACATCGTAATTCTTACTATTAGTATCGCTGGCGTTATTAATATTAATGTTATTATCGTTTAATACTGCTTGGGTGTTTCCTGCTTTAAGGCTGATTTGGTTCCCTGTTAATAAGCCGGTCTTCCCATTGATACTATACCAACCAACATCTGCTTGAAGTGCGCCGAGTTGATTATCTTTTGAACTGCCATAGATATGAATTCGGTCATCGTCAATTGCCACTCCAGAAGTTGTCCCATCTTTATGATAAGTATTCATCAGCGAGTAATTAGGTGCGGCGTAAAAACCTGAATACTGATAAGCATTGGGGTTATCTCCCCATGATTTAGAAGCTAACCGGATAGTGTTGTCGTGCATTGTAAGGATAGATCCCTGTTGGTTTGACGAGTGGATCTCAATCCCACCGTTGTACTGAAGGTTGATTGTGCTCTTCTGATTATCGTCGTCGTATTGAGCAACGCTGGCACCAATAGTAGCATAAGTGTTATTAGCACCATAGAATGTCAACTTGGAAGCGTCCAAGCTCCCAATTGCCGCACCCGGGATCCAAGCTTCACCAGTAATGATCGTGTTTGCCGCATCAAGGATTAACGATTTCTTCCCGTTACTTACCTGGATCAACGTGTCTCCGCCGGCCTCTTGGTTGATCTGACTGATCACGTCGCCTTTAGCAACCCGAAGATTGATATCGTTCTGGAGCTGAGTGATCTGCGAGTTGTAGTCGCCTTGAGATACCTTTGTCGCAATTAAGTTGGACAGCTGTGTAATTTTACTCGACCCGTCTGAGTTGTAGACCTGTGCCTGGACACCTTCTACCCCTACCGCCAAGTTAGTCAAGCTGGTTTGAGTGTCGTTTTTTAGTTTGGTTAAGTTTACGTTCCATTCGTCGGCTTTCTGCGTGACGAGTGATTGCGCATAGCTTTGAGTTGCATAACCGGTCAGCATTCCTGACACGTCACTAGCGCTAACCTTCGTCTGGATTTGTCCAGCTTGCACAGATAGCGAGGATTGCAGTTGATTAACGGTACCGTTGATCTTGTCCACGTTGGTCTGGTCGGCTTTGAGCGTGATCGCATTTTTGTTCTGCTCGATCGCTGTTTGTTGCGTATCCGTCTTGCTTTCAAGATTGCCCACACGTGACGTCAGCCCGTTCGCGGTCTGTTGCACGCTAGCGATCGCCCCCGAGTTGTTCGCCACATTTGCCTCGATCTTGTTCGCTCTGATCGATAACTGGGCAAAGTCGCTCTCAGCATTGGACGCCTGCACAATAGCCTCGCTTGCCGTTTGCTTAGCGATTGCGGCATCACCTTGTGCATTGGTGGCTGTTAAGCTAGCTCCACTCGCTGTTTGAACTGCCACTGTGGCGTCGCTCTTAGCATCACTGGCGGTGGTCATTGCTCCATTAGCTGTGAGCACGGCACTGGCCGCCTGCCCACTTGCGCTACTAGCTGTGATACTAGCTTGTGACGCTGTTTGAATAGCAACCGTAGCATTACTGCGGGCATCACTGGCCACCGCGACAGCGCTGTCGGCGGTTTGCTTGGCCACCGTGATGTTACCTGCGTTATCAGACACACTTGCCTTGAGTTGGTTAGCGGTAGCCTGCACATCAGCGATTGCCCCGGAATTGGTGGCCACGCTTGCTTCGATCGTTCCCGCTCGGGTTTGCAATTTTGAGATATCGCCTTGTGCGTTCTTGATTTGAACACTGGCATCACTCGCTGTTTGCTTAGCAAAGCTGGCGTCACTTTGTGCGTTAGTCGCTGTTACGCTGGCTTCGCTTGCCGTTTGAACGGCGATTGTTGCGTTAGACTTTGCGTCACTAGCTTGAGTAACGGCGCCTTTGGCCGTGGTTATTGCTGTGGTGGCATCGCCTTGTGCATTCTTAGCCGTGACGCTTGCTCCGCTTGCTGTTTGCACGGCAACAGTTGCATTTGATTTCGCATCGCTAGCGACGGTTACGGCACTTTGTGCGGTTTGAGTTGCCGTCATAATTGCACCGGAGTTGTCGGATACGGCTTGCTGAATTTTTGTAGCCGTTTCTTGGATCTTGGAGATGTTTCCACTGTTATCCGCCACTGTGGTTTGTAGCAATCCCACATCGGACGTCACCTTCGTGATCCCACTTGCGTTGGACTTTGCTTGACTTGCCACTGCCGCAAGATCATTTGCCACGCTTGACGCACTTTTAATGGCGTTATCGGCGGTTGCTTGTGCCGTGTTGGCTAGTCCCTTAGCGCTAGCGACGTCACTATCTATCGCCTTCTTGGCATCACTCAGTGCGTTGGCTTGGCTAGCCAATGCTTTGGCATTCTCACCAGCACTCTCAACGGCACTGTCAGCCTGTGCAACCATGCTTGTTATCACTGTTTGCTGTTCAGCCACTTGCTTAGACACTGCGCCTACGTCTGATTTGACGTTAGTTTGCTCCAGTGTGTCGCTCAGATTGACCCACTTGCCGTTGACCATCACGGACGCAACGGACTTGGTATCACGACTGCTGATTGACTGCTGAGTGTTTTCAAGCGTTACGTTATCCATCGGCATGTTTTGCGTCGCCTCCTGTTTCTTGGTTTATCGGTTTAACCCAAATTGCGCCATTCTTAACGTTATGTTTGGCTGTAGGGTCTTCGCTTGAGTAAAAAACCTGCGGTATGTTGGCAAGCGCCGTCCGTGCCATCTTCTCAACATCTGCCAGAGTCCGCATAGTGGCACGATTGTTAAGTATCGTAGCCGGCAGATTATCGTACGTGATCTGTGTCCCCTGTGTGGGGTCAAACGGATACCACGTCCAGCCAACCACCGTCACGTTGGTGCTGTAGTGGCGTGGCTGAATGTTCAGTCGTACCTGCTCGCCGGCAATCGGCTTGGCATTGCTGTTAAGCGTCACCACGATTGATATGGTCGGGTCTGGTGACAGCTGTGTCTTAGCGTAGGCACGCATTGCATTGGCATCGGTAAACCGGTCGTCCTGCAGATCAGACGTGGCGGGATATGGCCCCCACGCATTGATGCTGTCGTTGTCGATCACCATAAACGGCTCGAAGTAGTACTGTTCCTCACTGTTGTAGGTTCCCGACTGATAGTTGTCGGTAAATGTGATATTGGCATTGTCAACCGTTGTGGTCTTCTGCTGGTTGATCTTGGCTTGGATGTTGTTGTTGCGTGCATACCAGTCCGGCGGGTATGAGCTTACTGGCGCAATCTTGCAGACTTGGCCAGGCTCTGGCTCGTAGATCATGGTATTGGCATCAAGCATCAGACATATATGATGCGTACTGCCGTGCGGACCGTAGAAACCGACATCCCCGCATCTAGGATCGCTAACCTGGTAAAAGTAGGGTTCCATCTGTGCCGTTTGCGGTGGCACGTTGACGCCGAAGTCGTAGTAGACCTGACTGACAAAGCCGGAGCAGTCCATCCCCCCATAAGGATTGGACTTATCGTGTCCACCCCACTTGTACGGTACGCCCAGATACTTTTTAGCGTCGGCTTGAAACTCAGCTGTTCTATCTGCCCCAGTCGTCTGTGTAACCTCTGACTCGGTCAGCTGCACTCCTCCAGAGTCGGTAGCAGCGGTTGAAGTATCACTCTGCTTGGTTGCGCCGATACAGCGAACCATGTTGACGATGCTGGTTGAGTCCTGCGTCATCTGTATCTCAGATGTATCACGGATATAGTCGATACGTTTTTGCGTCGGCTTAGTAAAGGCGTCAGCACTGACCACGTTGATCTGATTTTTTTGCGGATAAATGATCGCTGACGGCCACATCTCAGTGATCTTAGACAGCATGTCCTTACCAGAGCCGTTGCCTAAGTTTTCCACACGATGCGATTCAAAACTGCCGACAACGTTATAGGTGAACTTATTGTTTGGATTGACCGTACTGTCATTGAGCCAGTACTTTAAGATATCGTCCGGTCGCATGGTCAGCGTACCCTGTTGAGTGTTGTACTGGTGGATCGTGGCAATTTGACTGTTGACGTACTGGATTGCCGTCACCTGTACGATATCGGAGCCCTGTATGGTCGGCTGAATGTTCTTAATAACAAACCAGTCATCATTAAAGGTGATGATGCTTTCAACCTGAATCATCGGCCAGCTTGGCGAACCGTCATCATAAGCGTTGAACTGGATCTGGTTGGTCTGATTGTTGGCATACTGGTACTGGAAACCAGTCCGCTCATAGCATGTCAGCGGTACGACCTGATCGTTATGGAGCGCTTTGATAGTCATCGCAGGGTCAAACTTGTTGTCATAGCTGATCTCTGCCTTATACAGCGCAGGCTCAACGTTAGGGTTGACCATAAAGCATCCGTGACGCATGTCAAAGTCCACACAAACGGTCTGCGAGCGAGCTGACCATGTACCCAAGTCGCTTAAGTTTGCAGACCGGTATACATAGCCGTGTTTAGCCGGCATATCGGAAAACAGCCGCAGGAAGTTGCCGTCTTTGACCAGTTCTGGTGCTTCCGTCCAACCATCGTTCCCACACCACTGATCACCGTAGAACTGCGGTGTCGGTGTGAAGTTGGCCTTAACACGCTGATAAGGTCCCAGATAGTTCGTGGCACTGTACAGGTAGTCGCCCGACGTTGCCAGGTAGTAGATACCCTTGTAGAGTACGATGCTTGGATCAATTTGCCGAGCGTTACCCAGCTGACCGTCGTAAAACGTGATTTTCTGCTGCAGATTGCTCAGTTGACCGTCCGCAGTCATATCAGCTACGTACAGGTCAAATCCTGTCACCTCTGAATCGTCTTTGTTGGCGCAGTAGGTTACGTGGTAGTTGCCGTTAATGTCGGTAAAGATCTCTGGTGCCCACACGTGTTTGAACTCGCTCTGCTTGTCCAGTGGATTGTCGAGCTTGTCAAAGTCGACAAAATTCTTAGTTCGCATCAGATATCCGGTTGCAATTACATAGTACCAACTGCCAATCTTAGCAACCGATTGTGCGCCACAGTTGCCCAGCTCTGGGTAGTACTGTACGACGTTCCAGTTGGTCAGATTGTCAGAATAGCAGAGTGCAGGCAGATACTGGTAGGGATGATCAGCCGTTGACACATCTTTAAAGCCAAAGTACGTATAGCGATGCTGATTGATTGCATCAAGCGGTGTCACTGTCATCCCCCCTTAGTCTAGATACAAAAACTTAAAGTGAAAACGTATATCGGCGTCTGACGTGCTGGACACGTGGATGTCGTTGTATCCCGGCGCCAGTGTCAGATACGTATAGTCGGTATCGTTGTTAGCCAGCTCGCCATTAAGATAGCAGTTGACGCCATCCCACGTCAGCTCGTCGCTTGCAGTCAGATGACCACGATAGGCGATTGACGTGCCGGTTGTCTGGTTGGATATCTCTACCTGGCCCGTTGTGTTCTTGACGATGATCTGCATCGGATGACGCTGTATCGGGTCAACCGTGATATCGCTTGCGTTATAAATCTTAAAAGACCGCTGGCCGATATACTCATAGTCGAGATGCTTGCCGTTCGGCAGATTCATCCCGACTTGCCAAAGCCCATTACCGTACGTCATCTCATCATCTGACCAGCCAAGCGAGTACTTGATACCGGTAGGGTTATCAAAAGTCACCGTAAACAGCGCCTCGTGCGAGTAGTCCTGCACCGGCTTGATCGAGTAGCTTCCAGCATACACGTACTTGACGATTGCCGGCTCAGCATCGGTTCTGATTCGCATCAAGCCTTTCTGCGTAAAAAACTTAGCGATCGAGTGTTTTTTCATCTTATAGTCGTACCAATCACCAAAGTGCAGCCAAAAGTTAGCGTTGACTGTGTTCTTGGCGATTGATTGATAGCTCAAAAGTGATCCGTCAAGACCGGCATCAGTCAGATAGGAGTTGGTCACTCCGGGATCAGAATCGTCCTGAAGAAACCGCAGCCCTTTGGTGATGCTTTCGCAGTTAATTTCGTCTTGACCGGGAAGTTTGATCCACATCGTCGGTCGTTGCATATATACATCCCCTCTCAGACGCAATGAAAAACATTTTAGTGGGTAGTTGTCCAACTCAGTGCGTTAGACAAACGACTGAAAACTAGCTAAATCCATATCGGTACGTTGCTGATGGTATACCAGGGTCTTGTCATAGCCGTTGATGCCTTTGATAGCACGGACCTGTTCGCCGTTGACTGCCAAAACAGCCTTGCCAACTTCGATCAGTTCCTGGATTTGCTGTGACAGGTTTTGTGTATCAACCGTAGACGCCTTGCTTGTGGCATTGTTGCCACCATAGTAGGTGACGACCTGCCTCATAAGCTCCCACGCACGGGATGACTTCATACTGTCCAGCGGGATTGCCATTTCGGCTCCCGCCTCGCCAAAAATTGACGGCTGAGTAGCTATGCCACCATTGGCATAACCATGCCCCTGCCCCAAGAATGACAAGCCATCACCATAGCGATGCCGTGCATAGTTAAGACCGGCTAAAAGGTTGTCAAAGCCATTCCAGATGTTGTTATGGCCAGGCAATTTATAGGCTGCAAACGTAGGTGGCTTAACCTGCATTAGCCCCATAGCTCGACCATCGCTCAAACCATCATCACCACCGAGTGCTTTAGGGTTACCGCCAGATTCCGTTTGGATCTGCTTTAAAACCCTACCCACAAGTGATGAGCTTAAATGCAGCATGCCCAAAGCTCTGACAACGTATGGTCGCCATCTGTCAACGCCAGAACCGGCTGGATCAGCCATTTCCTGGAACTGCTTTTTGACCCAGTCAGCCATCGACTTGGCGAAGTACACCGGCAGACTGTTATGCAGCTGAACGCTGAAGAAACCGCCATTGTCAGACTTGCCCGAAACGAATTGCTTAAAGACGGACTCCATAAAGTCGATTGGCTTTTTAAGGATATCCTCAGCAAAGTCAACAACGTCCTTGCCTTTATCCCACAGGCCCGAGAAGAAGTCGCCCACAGCACCATCAGCATAGTGACTGATACCCATCATCGGTGCCAGCTTGGCTGACCGCTCACCATCAAGCACTTCTGTTTGTGCCGGAAGGTACATCATCAGATTGCGCTCTGGTGGGAGCATAACCGTTTCGCCAGATGGGAAGTGGACCATTTCTTGATAGTTAGGACCAGATCCATCGTTAAGCAGTGCCACCTGGTCATGGAGTAAGCCACCTCCTGGCGTACCGTTGGCAAGCTTGCCGATGGAGAAAGTGCCGAGTTTATGGCTATCACCGCCAACCTTATCCAAGACCCAGTTGATACCTTTGATAATGCCGTTAATCAAATTGGTAAATGGACTAAGCAAGCCGTTTAAAATATCTCTAAAAGCATTATGGAGTGGACTACCATTTGACTCGATAGTGTTAATGACCTTGCCAAAATGGTCTTTCCAACCGCCAAGCATATGGCCTAAGCCTGTATCTTGGATGCCAGACAGTTTATCGTGCATTTTTGACAAAATGTTGGTCGAGTTGGACCGCAAATTGCCGGCCGTGTTTAGGATCTTGCTCGACGCATCATTCCAAAGGTTGGATGCGTTAGTCCGCCAGTTGGACGTGGTGTTAATGATGCCGTTGTAGCCGTTGCTGAAAAGATTCCCAGCTTTGTGCATCATATCCCGCGTGGCATTAGTGACGTTGTCACGGATATCGTTCCAAGCCTTCTGCTGTTGGCGTGCATGCTGCAGAGTCTGCTGCTGAGTCTGAGCTTGACCTTGCTGATAGCTCTTTTTGACACGGTCCCACATGTTGCTGGTCCACGAGATTGCCGATTTAGCACCGGACTCAAAAGCCTTGCCCATCTTGCCCATTGCCGACATGGCTGAGCCTGCCAATCCGTTGACGAACGTGCGGAACTTTTTGTTGTGCTGGTACAGGATTGTTAAGCCCTGTACGACAAGCATGATTGCACCAGCTGGGCCACCGATTAAGTCAAGTCCGGCAGATGCAATCTTGGCACCACGACCAATCAAACTGAGCCCGCTTGAGCCCAGTTTACCAGCTACGGTCGCTTTAGTTCCAAGCCGTGTCAGACTAGTTTCGGCAGATGCCGTGTTGACGATTGCCTTAGTCGTCTTGGACTTCGGAATACGGTCCAAACGCCGGCTGTAGGCTTCCAAATTCTGCGTGGACTTGGCGCCGTCGACCTGAATGCGAGTAATCTTGCGACTTGGGATGTTTTTGATCTTAGTCGCAAAACTGCCAATCGTTGAGCCGACCGTCCGCATGATCTGCAGTCCCTTGACCGCCACAGACAATCCTTTTACAGCCTTGCTTGCTAACAAAAGGGAAGTAATAACTGCTGCGGTTGTCTTCGGGTATTTAGCCAACTCATCCAAGACCGGCAGCATTACCTTAGACAAGTCGAGCATGACATTAGCAAAAATCTTAAGGCTCGCCGCCGAACCAGTCTTAAACGAGTCAAAAAATTCCTTGATCTGCGTATGGTGTGATGACACCACGTTTGCAAAACGGTCAACGGCACGAGTAGCAGCTTCCATTCCGCCAGTCAGCGCATCACTGACGTTGATCTTTTTGCCGCCAAAAGCGGTCGTGATCTGATTAAACGCCTGCATCAAATGCTGACCAAACTGGGTAAACAGCGCGTCAGTACGCTTATCTGATACCCACTTTGACACGGACTCAAGCAGTGGATTGCTCATTTGCATGAACGGCTGTTCGATATCGCCGACAAGGGCCGGCATACGGGCTTTGATCGTCCGCTCCATGCCAAAGAAGGTGCCCATCATGTTGTCGGCGGCTTCTTTGTACTTACCGTTACCTAACTGCTCAAATACTTGTTGGAACGTGTCAGCATCAAGCTTACCTGCGCTCGCGATCTGACGCATTCCGGCAACGCTGGTATGGTAGTGCTTAGCCAGCGCCTCATCGATCATCGGGAAGTAGGCACCGATCTGGTTAAGCTCACCTTGTGTAACCTTGCCGGTTGCCATAGCGTGGACCATATCCTGTGATACGTCATTGATCTGTTGGCTGTTAAGCCCGACCGCGTCAGCCATGTTAAGCATGGAGCTGGTCAGCCCGTCGGCTTGGCTCTTAGACGAGTGCAGGTGGTAGAATCCCTGCTCCAGTTCGTCCACAGTGTCAACGGCTTGACCGGTTTTGACTGACAGGTTGTTGACCGTGTTGACCATGTCCTGAGCCTTGTTAGCCGAACCGGTCAGCGTATCCCACGCGGCTACCATTTTCTGCTGAGTAACGTCATACTCTTGCCCGCTGGCAATCAGCTCCGTAAAGTGAGCCTGAATCGTTGCCAGCGCGCCAGAAAACAGGTTAGCCGCCGTGTTAGCCAGGAACATACTGCCAAACGAGTGGCTTACTCGGTCAGCCTTGCCTTGCAGATTGTCCAGACGAGCGTTCATGCCATCAAGCCACGTATGCGGCGTAGCCTTCATGGCCTCGTTAAGCTCGTTGATCTTAGACCGTGTCTGCGCAATCTGAGTACCAAGCTCTTCCACACGGGTTGCCTGCTGGAGATACTCTTGCGAGTTTTCACCCATCCGCTGGCGTGTGGATTCAAGCATCTGCATCTCACGCTGTTGGATTTCTCTCAGTTGGCCGATCTTGTTTTCCAGACCATCAACCTGTGCTCCCATAGCCTGGTACTGACGCCCTTCAGCCTGTAGACGCTCAGTATGCGCCATAAACAGCGCTGATTGTGCCCGCATGGACGCGTTAAGTTTCAGCACGCCGCTATTCTGCAGTTCGAGCTGCTGTTCGGCCCGCTGTTGCTGAGCCTCCATGCTTGCCAGCTTGGCTTTAGCCTGGTCGACTTGTGCGCCGTAGCGCAGATAGATCTCGGCTTGCTTGACCGTGCCCACATTGAGCTTGTTTTGCTGAGCTTCCAAACGGTTGATTTCAGCACCAAGCGACTCGTATTTTTCCTTGTTGCGACCAGTGATGTCGTCAAGACTGGACTGCTCGGCTTTAAGTTCGTCAATGCGCTCTTTGAGCTTTAAAAACTTTTCAGCCGTTTCTTGGCTGACGTCGCTCATCGATTCCTGTTTTTCCTGTAAAGCAGAAATCTTTTCCTTTTGTGCATCAATCGAACTGCCCAGACCGTCAAGCCGTGCCTTAGCCGCGCCAACATAGTCGCCGGCAGACCTAAGGCTGGCTTCCTGTGCCTGCCAGGCTTTGGTTGATGCGTTGACTTCTGTCGTCAGATTGCGGACTGACTTCGATGCGTCCACCAAATCCAGTGCGACCTTAGTCGCCATAACGTTGCTGATCTTAGCCATTATCCGCTCTCCTTCCTCTTACAAACTGCAACGGGTCAACTGCACGCTCATCACGTGCCTTAGCTGACATAACCTCACCTAGACGATAGTAGTCGGCATTTTCGTACTGATCTATCGTCCAGTGTAGCTGAATCAGCATCTCCCGCTCGTTGTTGTCTAAGTCTTCAATCGCATTCTGCAGCTTCCACGCGCGAGCTTTCCAGTTTACTTTTTTGGGTCTTCTTTTTCCTCTTCGGCAATCTGTTCATCAGTGCGACCTAAAATGCGTTGGCAGATGTAACCGACTGCGTCTTGCGTTGCCTCAAAGTCCATGTTGTCAAGCTGTTTAAGTTGTTGCTTATTCAGCTTGAGCATAATGCCGAGAAACTTTGGCAGTTCCTGGACCAGTTCCAGCTCGCTTTCTGCCCGTTTTAAAATGTCTTTTTCGGCTTGGACCTTAGCAATTTTAAGCTGCATTTCATAGACGCGCCGAATGTTGCCGTTAGACGTGGAGACGTCAAACTTGCGGTTAAAAAGTTTGATATAAAGCTTCATTTTATCTCTCCTCTATCGACCGCCCTCAGAGAGTATTGTTTGCTTTCGTTGGCGATCTTTATCTTTAACTATTAGGCGTGTGGACCAGCCACAACCGTCGTAGCGTAGTCTGGCAAAATTTCCTTAAACATCGCGTCTTCACCTGTAAAGCCGGTGTCGGTGGAGTCGTAGATCCGATACAGATCGTTGATGTTAGGATCATCAATCGCCGCAAAACTCAGTGAGTCCGTTACTGGCGTCTTCTTTGAGTCGGTATCCGAATCAAGCTTCTTGTCGCCACCTAAGAAGTTGCCGCTTGGGAAACAGAAATAGGTGTAACCGTCATCGGTCATATGTGGTGCCTTGACGACACAGCCACCCACTGGTTTGTTGTTAGCCATCTGCCAACCAGTGCCCTGCTTTTCCAGACCGATTAATTTGGCATAAGTAGCCATCTTAAGACTGTTGACCGTCAGAGCAACCGTTGGGTTCAATGGGTCAGCATAGCTGTACTGTACCGTGTTGTTGCCTGAGATCTTTTCCAGCTTCGAGCCGTCAAGGCCCTTGATTTCTGCTGACGCTACACCGAGCACGTCATGGCCCAGTTCCAGCAAGCCGTTGTCAGATAGCCCCTGGTCTTTAGTCAGCAAGTTTTTACCGTCATTGGATTTAAGGAAAACCCACGCGGTTGTGATACCGTGAAGTAACATGTTTTGTCCTCCTATTTTTCAAGTTCGTAGTAGTCAAAGTAGTAGGTTTGTGTAACCTGATAAGTCTTGGGGTCAACCGTGTGGCCATGATTGTCAAGCATTGTCCAGCCATTACGTACAAAAAGATGCATCAATGATGTCTCAAATTCGTCGGGATCATCGGCATTGAGCGCATAAAAAATCTGGACCTCAACCTCTTTATCAAGAGCGTGGAAGTCCAGGTTCCCATCAAGTGCCAAGTCGGTGCGCACGTCCGTGATCAGTATGATCGTCCGGTCAGTGCGTGTGATCTCAGATTGTGGGATAACGCCAATATAGACAGCGTCAACGTTTTTAAAATTTCCAGTCTGGATCAGCTCTTTAGCCCGTTTCGTTGCCAGCATCAGTCGTCATCCCCTTTCTTATCATTGATCAGTTCCTGGTACTTGTCGCTTTCAGCTTTTAAGACGGCCTCACCGGTTGCCTTGTCCTGCTGTAGGTTAGTAACAAAATGGTCGCCAGAATACCCCTTATAGCCGTCATTCAAGCGCATCATATTCATAGCGTGGTAGTGGTTGTCCCAGCCAACTGTAGATGCACCGTTGACCTCGCCGTCCACGTCTTTAGCCATATACGAGATATGGTCGGCGGCGTGGCCATACGTCTTGTCGTTGTGGTGGGAGCGGTGTTTGGCATTGGTAACTTCAGTCAGCCGTTCAGCCATCATCTTTGCACCAGCTTCAGTGATTTCGGCCTGCTCCTTAGGCGTCAGATCAACCGAGATCGACTTAACCTGTTCGAGCCACTGCTCAAGGAACTGGTCCATCTCAATGTCGTCAGCCATCTTGACCACCCGCTTTATAGCGCTTGATGGTGATCAGATCGTATGACAGATAGGTATCATCACGCGCTGACAAATCCACGATGCTGTATACCTTGCCATCAATCCGCACAGCCAGCTTGTCAGTCATCCGCTTGTCATGTCGCACGGCTAGGATTTGGGTGTTTTCAAAGTCCGTGCCGAGCGCCTCATACTTTTGACTGATCGTTTGACTGACACGGGCATAGTGCAGCTTAAACTGGCTGACAAAAGTTGGCATCGGGATGCCCATGCCGTTTTCTGCCATGTCAAAACTGCCAAACTCTGCGGTATACCGCATCTGATACGGCTGATAGCTATACGGTGCTGTTCGGTTTGTAGCCATCTGCTCCCACCTCGCCTTTTAAGTGATTGATCATCATTTGCAAGCCCAGTGACATCCCGCCAGTCAACGTACGGTCATAGTACAGCTGAGTGCACAGCGTTTTAGTAGCCCTAATAAAAATTGGATCCTGCTCATAGCTGGCAATTGGCTTAGTTTTGTCAACCGAGTCACGGATAATGTTTTCGGACTGGCTTAACAGGTCGGTGATCAATTGCGTTGTCTCATCGGTTGCGTCCAAGCAGAGCTCATCAAGCATCGACTGCGTATCAATCATTGCTGATCACCTCCACACTCTTACTTGCCAGGAGTAGAAGTAGTCGTGCTTGATACCCAGTTGATGACGTCCTTGTTGGCTTGAACAACGTCTTCACGCATGTAGATACCCAGAGCCTCGTACCAGATGTCGTTGGTGTCGACAAATTGGCCGGTGATTTCATTGGACTTGAACTTGATAACCGCCTTTTGCAGTGGTGCAACCACGATGTTGACATCGCCTTGCTTTGCACTAGGGAACAGCGTGTCGTCTACGACCGTAACCGTCTTGCCCAAAATAGCATTGCCAGTACCCAACGTTACGTTAGGCTGTACCAGCGGACGCCCTTCGGAATCCTTCATTTGATCCAGTTGAGCGAAGGCGGATTGACTCAGCACAATCGATGATGCGTTGCTGTCATATGGCTTCAGCTTGGAGTCCAGAATCAGCTTCAAATCGTCAATCAGGTTGGTTGGCTTAACAGCCGTAATGCCGTTGGTCAGTTGAGTTACGATCAGATCGTCTTCCGTGTTGTCGCGCAGTTCGACCAGTCGGGATTGCAGTTCAGCTTCCCAGTTGTAGTCGGAGTCGTCCATCAATTCACGCGTAAATACGTAGCGTCCCGTGTATGTCTTAAGATTCCACAGGATTTCCTTGATTTCAGGCGACGTGCTGTTAGCAGTGGATTGCAGTTCTGTGTGCAGAGCCAGCTTGCCAGAGCCTGGCTGGAAGACAGGCAGCTTACCGGTCGTGTGCTTAACTGCGATTTGCCGTACCAGATTGCCCAGACGTGGGAATTGGTGCTGTTCGTGTTCAGCCGGCAGGATGTCTTGTGGAATCAGTACTTGGCCATTGGTCAGGCCGATCCCGCCAGACGTGTTGTCACGGGTAATTTCTCCCGTCTTCAGAAAGTGTGCGAATTGGTCCTTTGTAGACTCGTTTGCACCGTGTAATTCACGCATTTCAGTACCTTCTTTCAGTTCTTCGTTTTCCGTAGTTACGATTTCTGCATGCGGTTCAGACCGCTTTTCAACCTTTTCTGCAGGCTTTTCAACCTTTTTTGCAGGCTTTTCTGCGTGCTTTTCTGCAGGCTTGTCATCAGAATCAGCAGAATCATCAGCAGATTGTTCTTCTTCATCTTCTTGCGGTTCTTCAATGGGTTCTTCCGTTGTTTCCGCATCTTGCTTGTCGGCTTCATCAGTAATTTCAACGTCTGTTTGTTCGGCAGATCGTTGTTCAAGCTTGTCAGCTACCGCATCAGCCAACTTGTCGTAGTCAATTTCCACTTCATTCTCTCCCTTCATAAATGCTTCTAAGGAACGCTGTACGTCCACACTGGTTTCGGTGTAGGCCGGAATCGGCGTGATTGAGATCTCAATCAGCTGGTCGAACGACCGGATATGATGGATAACATTGCCGTCGTTGCCCTGCAGCCATTTGTCATCGCCAATCTTAAAGCCGACCGAACATCCCTTGAGATTGCCAGTAGCCACGTTGGTATACGTGTCACGACCCAGTGTCGTATCAGGGAGTGTAGCCCGAAACCATAATCCCTTATCGTCGGCCCGTAACTGCAGATTTTCCGCATCAGAACGGGCCAAGACGCTGTTAAGGTCATGACCGTACAGCAGCAGGACCTTTGACAGATCAACGTTGTCCAGTGCACCGCGATCGATATACTCGACGAACGGCATTGGGACTGACGGCTGATCATACAACATGGCATAACCCTCAACGGTCATGCCATCATCATCACTGCTCCGTGTCGTCAGGTCCGTTGTCAGCGTTCGTACGTCCGTTGTCGTTGGCACTCGTATCACCTCCTAGATCTTGATTTCCTGGCGTAGCCGTCTGGTACGTCTGTTTTGGCAGTACGCCACGATCAACCAGGATCTGGCGTGCATCGTCACCCGACAAGACAGGATTCTTGCTGTTGGTTAGACTGACGATGTTGCTGATCAACTGCTGGTGGTCGATATCGACCGCTGTTGAGACGTCCAAGTGCACCGGTACGCCAAGTTTGCTCGTAAGTTCGTCCTCGATTGGCCTGATATAGAGCGTCATCGAGTTTTGATACAGACTGCGGACCTGTTCAATGCTTGACTGCTCGTCCTGCTTACCTGATAGGTAGTCAGCCGGGACACAAAAAGCTTTAGCAATCTGCGCCTGGCTGAAGTTAGTATTGGCAAGCAGCTTAGCGATATCGGGGCTAACCGTCAATTGGCTCAGTGACAAGCCTTGATCAAGCACGATTGCTCGGCCGGCGTTTTCACCGGAATTGGCCTTTTCAAACTCGTCACGAATATTGTCCTTAGCTTTGTCATTAAGCGTCCCTTGTGGGATTGACAGGATGTTAGTCGGTGCCAGAGCATGCTTAAGCGTGCTCAAAGCCAATCGATTGGATTGGTCCTGTACGTCAATCTCTTTGGCCAGGCTCATCAGTGGACTGACACCCATATACTGCGACTCACTCTGGCCGTTGACGAACAGCCGAAAGTGCAACATGTTCGCCGATGGCACCTGATAGTCGCCAGAGCGGTTGGAATCGTCAAAATGGACTGTGTAGAAGACGTCTGAGCCGTCATCATTAAGCGTAACGGTCACGCGCTCTTCTGGAATCGGCTCAAGCCGAGTTACCACACCATCCGTCCCTTCGCGGTGTATCAGCATGTAGGCATTGCCGTTGAGAGCCATCTGAGCAACCACCGACTGCCACACGTTGTAGCCGTTGATGAGTGTGCCCATTGGATGATTAAGCATGTAGTCGACCATTGGTGCCTCAAACTGGCACGCTGCTACGTCTGAGCTCAGACGATAAACCACCGCGAAAACGTCAGAGTTGTTGAGTGCCGCGCTCGCATTAACTGGCCCGACTGACACGACCTGTCCGTTTGATGCCGAGAAAAAAGGTGACCACCCGTTTGAGCTAAGCATCCTCGAACGTTTGATCACCGCTTTAAATGGATTAAACATTAATCATCACCGCCAATCAGTGCTGAGATCACGTATGACCCCAGATAGAGTGCGACTGACAACGTCAGCCAACCTACTGCCACGTTGACGGCAAAGCCAAACTTAACGAAGGCAAAGAGTGCTGCAACCCACAGCACTACGAGCGCAACTGCCAGAATCAGCTTAAAAATGGTCTTAATCATGCGGTTTCCTCCTTTCAGAATGAGAAATCATTGGTAAAGTAGTCGTTGATATCATCGTTTGACATCCCCGAGAACGGGTTTTTGGCATCGAATTTCTCCAGGCTGATATCGTCAAAATGAAACATTGCCGTATACCATGCGTCAATCAGCGCATCGACAAAGTCAATCTTGGTCGTCGCCTTTTCCTTATCAATCTTTACGCCGTTGTTGTTGCCATACAGCACGGCATTTTTTAGCGAATACGTAATAATTGGGTCGTGGTCGTATCTGACCGTACCCGTGTCGAACTGCTTGCGCAGATCAACGGTCGGTTCGTTAAGATTTTGGATGACGTTTTTAACCGGCATCGTGTTCCAGTTGGTTTTTTGCTCAATCCATCCGATCATCTTGGACAGGCCCCACTTGTCGTAGCAGAAATATTTAACTTTGAGCTTGTGAGCTTCCACATAGGCCATCAGCCACTCAAAAACCGCACCATCATCGATATAACCGTAGTCGTTTTTAGCAATATCGCAGAAACCGCGCTTTTCGGCATCACGATAGTTGATACCGTCCTGTTTTTCCTTCAAAACGATGTTGTTCTGAGCCCGCGCAAGCGGTACCCAGCTATGCTGTTTGACGTAGTAGCGCGGTTTATCGTTGTCCAGATACGGGAATACGAAGGCGATTGACGTATCATCGCTGAAATTGGACTTGTCAAAGCCCACATAGCATTCGCGGCCGTCAATGTCGATCGGAGCGTCATCAACCGCTGCCCGATTGATATCATCAAGGTCCAGATACGTGTTCTGCTTAACCTGCAGCCACATGTTGAGCGACTTGTTCTGAAATTCTGGCAGAGAGCCGTTCGCCATCTTGGTATCACGCTCAGAGAGCAGCGATTTCATCAACTGATCATGCTTTTCGGGGCTCAAATCCAAAATTGGATTGGACTTGACCCATGTCTCTGGGTCATTTGTTTCATCAAGGCTGTCCTGTTCCCAGACCATGCACAGGTTGTCGTCCAAAGAGCGGTCATAGTCGCGCTCCATGACTTCTTCCATCATCTGTTGGTCCTTGTAAAACTGCGAGTTGCTGTCTGGATAGGCCGTCGAAACCTGTAAAAAACAGTGATTAGGCTCTTGGCCTTGCCCAGACGTGATCTTGCCGTTACCCTCGATGATCGAGCCAATATGATGGTCATCCCCGACTTCATCGCCCACCGCAAACTGGCAGTGGAGCGAGTCAAACTGGCCGGACTTGTAAGACATCCGAAGCAGTCGGTTATGCAGCTTCCGCGACAGGATCACATCATGCAGGACAACAATTTCTTGCTGTTTAAACAGCTTTTTAAAAGCCGGCAAAGTCGAAAGCTTGGTAAAAAACGACTGCATATATTGGAACCCTTTTTGCGATTGACTGGTAACCGGTGCCGTATACAGATAGTCATGGTTCATCTGGCCCTTTGATTCCACCAGGAAGTAGAACGACATCAAAATCGTAGCCAGATAGGTCTTACCGTTGGTACGGGCAACGGAAAAAATCGCCCGCATGTAGCGGAGCTTATCATTATCATCACGCCAGCCAATGACTGAACACAGAATTTTTTGCTCCCACATCATCAATGGCAAGGGCTTACCGGCGTTAACGTCAGGGACCAACTTTGAGTAGTTGATGATTGCCCGACATTTGTCCAAATCATAGTGATAGTTAAAATCGGGGTCTTCCGTCTGCCGTCTTAGGTCCTGCAGATGCCGAAAAGCGTCAAGCTTGATCTTTTTACCGGCTAACTGCCGGCCTTCAAGCACGGCAAATGCATATCTGGTCGCCGGATCGCGATACTTTTTAAAGATCTCATTGTAACTGCCAGCATTTTTCTCGGTTTCATAGGCTTTTTCGACCGTCTGGCCTTTTTTGGTTAAATCCCACTTGCGCATCACCAGCCATCACCACCCGACAAAACGTCTGCCAGGCTTGGCTCGTCATCATCGTCGCTGTCAGCAGAGAGAGAGAGCAGGGATGCTCGACTGGTCGGTGTTAGCCCAAGCTCAGACGATAGCGAGCGTATCTGCCTAATCGCTGCATCCATCGTAGATACAGCCGGATTTTTCTTAAAGCCGATAAAATCACGGTCGATAATCTCACCGCGATTGTTCTGCACACTCTTATAGATTGGCGTTTGGATGCCGTTTTCCTGCACGTCATCAAAGCCAAGCCGATACAGCGCGATTGCTGAGCAGAGAGCCTCCACAGTTGAGCGGTCGGCATTCTTGATAATTGTGCTTTGACGCAGAATCGGCGTGATTCTCTGCCAGGCTCGGCCCGCAATCGTGCCCTTCATGTAGTTTGGTGGTGACGTCTGCAACGGTTGCAGGTCTTCAGTCGCCTTTTCGACCATCTCGGTGCGCCGATTTTGATAGGCTTTGTTGTCTGGGCTTCTGGTTACCTTCATTTTGCGTGGCATTGCGTCATCTCCTTACTTTTTGTAATCCAGCCAGCCCCCATAATGAGAACTTTTATAACTGTCGTTGCCGCAACGGAAGGCTAATGTGCACATTGCTCTCTTCTGAGTACCTGTGGGGGGGTATGAACGTTTTAGCGACTGCCTCGATGTTTTTCCCTTGCAAGCTGTCGATCGATGTATACGGCCCATTTATGGCGATTTAGATGCTTCAGCACATTATCACCATTTGGTTTGTCAGCGATATATTTTTCCATTTTTGTCTTGGCAAGGTGCTCACGTCTGCTCAGGCACCACAAGTTGTCGGTGCCCAACGGATCCTTGCACAAGCGTCTTGGTACCACGTGGTCCACGATCAGATCATGATCAGTCAGTGTGATGCCTGACACTCCCGACGTATACATGTCGCGACTGGTTACGTAGTCACGCACGTGCTGCCATTCCTTGCTGTGATAAAAAGTATTGGCTACTTGGTCACGATGCTCACGGTTGTATGTCTTGTACGACTCGAGCCGTTGCTTGTGCGACACGTTATGATAGGCATCATGCACATGCAGTTTGGCATGCACGTCACAGTATCGTTGATCAAAAGGGATGATCCTATGACATCTGATCTCACCGCATTGGTGTACCTTTGCCATGTTTGTCATCTCCCTTTCCAAAATAAAAAGCCAGCCGTTAAGCTGACTTAGTTTTTGTATTTAATTACTATTTTCTGAATTATTGTAATCACTATTAAATTTAAAATTAATTAGTAGCAACATTTGAACAAAGTCTAAAATTCGTTGTGCATCGTTCTTATTTTTAGCCGTTTGATTATGAGTAGCACTGTTACCTTCCGTTCTAATCTCATCAATCCATTCTCGGCTTTTCTCTGGAACATAACCGTTCTCAACAAGATAATCAACATACTTAACAAATTGTTGACCATCTTTAGCACCATAGTAAACTGCAACATTCGCTAAAACTTTACGGCATATAAGAATAACGCCCGTAAATGCCCCAGCTTGATATGAATTACGTGCTTCATCATATAAACTCTGTACTGTATCAGGCAAGTTAGTTATTGGTTGCCCATAAGCAGATCCAGGTGTCATCATACCGTTCTCCATAAAAGATGGCCTCCCACAATACGGGCACAAGTAAATTGCATAATCATCATGGTTTACCGTATATCCATAATTTGCCCCAACTGTTTGTCCACAATATCCACATTTATATCTATAGGGGTACAGACGTTCTGTGTTTCTCCAATCCTCACAATCAATTTTTACCATTTTATTTTCACCTCACCCATATAATACAAAAGCCCGGTTATAATAACCAGGCTGAGGTAAAAATAAAATGATATGTAGTTTAACGTCATTGCGGACAATCAAGGCCTGTGGAGTTGAACCCAGAGTAAGTGCCAATCCAACGGGGACTTACTCATTCTTTTTGACAATACCAGTATATGCCATTTTATCCCCGTGTGGTCTCCGTTCGATTCCCGATTCATTCCCGATTCATCCCCGATTTGAAGTAGACGTGAAAATCAGGAATTAATTGACGATCAACACGGTATACTGCACACTTTGGCTCAATGATATCCGCGAAATCAAGGCAGGCCCGCTCCTCTAGTGCCTTATAGCCATCATCACTGTATCGTTCTAGCTTCGGCGCCAGTTCTTTAACGTACATACGATCTCTAAAACCCGGTAAAAAACGTTCTTTCAAAATGATCCTGGACGAATACCGACAACTTTGAATGGCCTCGTGAACGGCGCAAATCGCATGTAAGCAGTCGGCAATGTCGGCCAGCCGATCATCAGTCGAGTTAAAGGCTGAGCTGCCTCTGATCCCAGTAATATCTAATTGCGGCGATCGCAAGCCATAGTTGCCCGCTCTCAAACAGATCCCTTCAAATCGGTCATCGTCCCAAAAGAAATGACGCACTTTGTCAATTGTTGCTTGTTTATCAATTTGCGGAAACAGTCCCATGAAGTGCACTCCTCGCTGTATAATTGGATTGATATTTGCTTTGAGAGCGCCCTACATGGGTGCTCTTTATTTTGTCAGTTTCACCAGCGCCAAATCGGAATTCCGACTAGCAACCACACCACCCCATTAGCAATCGCCAACGCAGTGAGTACCGCTAAGATCCATTTAATCGTTTCCATCATTGTCCTTCCGCCCTCTTTTTACGCACTGCCGCTTTATGCAGCTCATTTTTCACCGTTTTAAACGACCGCTTTGAAATGCATGCAGCATCCGCTAAAGTTAGTTTTCTTTTAATTTTCCATTCCAAGAGCATGTCCCACAATTCTGGAAACTCGCTCGTACCCTTGCGAGCGTCCTTAAGCTTCCGTTCCTTGGCTAAAAAGATCGTACGCAAGCCGTCAATTACACCCTTTCGTTTAGCCATTTCCAGCTCTCGGAGCCGCTCTCGCTCAAGCTGGTCATCTGACTTACGGAGTTTTTCAATCGCCCTTAATCGGCGGTTGAATTTTTGAGTTTCTCGTTCAAAGTCAGGCTCACCAAATTCGTCAATATATTCCTTATCTTCAATTTGCAAACGGTCATCAAATCGCATGTGAATTGCACAAAGCAGGCCACGTGTCAGCAAGTTCACTTCTCTACCTCCTCATCGTGACAAGTTTCTAGTACTGGTGAATCAAAGTTTTGTAACAGCCTTCAAGACCCCAGTAATTGATTATGACGTCATCGGTATTCTTCGTTAGTCATTATTTTAGATCCTCCATTCACACCTACATTCCGATTATTCCTTTGACGTCATAATCAATGCTTTTAAATTCGTGGTAGTGGTCAATCTCTACTTTGCCGTTTCGCTTCTTACGGGGATGAGCCGGCTGTAGTTGTGTGGTAAAGCCAAATAGCTTCATACGGAAACTATTCTTGGTCGGTACCACTACCTCAACAGGCAATCCATAGCGCCGGGCGAATAGCTTGAACCGTAGCAAGGCTCCTTTATCAATTCCTCGTGAACTTAACGAGGTCTTGACATCATAAACATGTTCTCGCCCCTCTGGCCCGTAAATGACAAAGTCTGGCCGGTAGAACATCCCCCGTTGCGTGTAGCCCCCTACCTCGAATTTACCTAGCACCTCAAAGTTTTCGTGGCAAGTAAACCTCTTCCCGCTAGGCTTGACAAATTGCAAGTAGAATTGGGCTTCCTTCATGCTGTCGAAGGTAATCCCGTCTAGTTCCACCTTTTGTCCAAAGTGTTTCATCCCTAATAATCGTCCTCTCGTAACTCTAATAGGCTAACCTGTAATGCGTCTGCAATCCTACAAGCATTCCTGAAGCTCGGTTCCACGCCTTTGTTTTTGTACTGGTAAAGTGTGTTATCTAGGATCCCAGTTTGCTTTGCTAGCCAATAGATACTTCGATTTTGTCTAATCATGATTGGTTGTACTTTATCCCACCACATGGTGATTGCCTCACTCCTCTTTACCCCAATATTTTGTGGTATAATCTGATTGTTGATTGCCCTGTGGCGTAGCGATACGTTACTTAGCACCGGGTGAATTCAAGGAAAACCTAAGTCTTAGTTGATATGGCAACCCTGAGCCAAGCTTAATTGAAGGTGCAACGCATAGGATTTATATCCCACGAGCGCCCGGCAACTCCCCGAGTTGAAGAGATATGCTGAACTGTATGGAAACATACAGAAGTAACGGATAAAAAGCCGTTACGGTAACAAAATTGATGAATGGCGTAGCTAAACAGATGAAGGCAATGAATAATTTCAAGTTCCCAACAGCAAACGTAAGTTCCAAATTTGATACTAAGGGGATGGTAAGCTTAACCAACTCTAACTTAACGACTAAATTAACAATGCCTTCCGCCAACGCTATTCCTGGTAATCGCACCCCGCCACCCGTATCGGTGGCCTTTTTATTTGACCATTCGTTTCCCTGTATCCACTCGCTCAACCTCACTCGCCTTAACATCTGGTTGCATTAACTGGTAATGATCGTCCCACAGATCAACCGTCCCATCGCTCCAGATGGAGGTGACCGTAAACTCAACTTTGCGCCATCTAACCCGGTCACCCGGCCAAAATTCAATCGTTGCCATGTTCTAACCTCGCATATCATCTAGTCCTTTAAAATCGATCGTGTTGTCTTTACGTTTGGTAATCATCCGACTGATTAGCTTTGGGTTGTACATCTGCACCAAATCACCCGATGTGTTGTTAGTCGTAACAATCGTTGACCCGTGATGCGCATTTTCGTACTCGTCATATCTGGCGTCTGCTACTTCATACAACCACTCCTGCATGTCCTTTCGAACCGGATTGAAATGTGCTTTCCCTGTATTTTTATTGAATATCTTCATCCCGGCTTCTGTTCCAAAGTCATCAATGATCAATATTGGAGCTTGCTTGGCCTTTTTCTGCAAATCTTTGAGCCTATGACCAACTTCCGGGTTATCGAACCGTTCGCTAAACATTCCAAATATCTTTATCGTTGAAATAAACAGATACGGTTTCTCGGCGTCCTTAAATACCTTGTCAGCAATCGCCAACGCTAGACTGGTTTTACCAGTTCCTGGTTCGCCATACATCAGTACGTTAAACTGCTCACCGGCAATCATTCTGTTAGCTAACTTCCAGGCGCTGTTACCAACTTCCCGCGCTAATTGAGTATTTTCTTGCATATCAGGCTTCCATCGCTCAAAGGTAAAATTCAAAGGTCGGGAACCTGACCAAATAGAATCTCGCAGCCAACTTTTAATTTTGTCCTGGCGGATCTGTTTGTTCCACTCGCTAATCAAACGCTGCTCACGTTCTTCCTTACGTTTTTTCATCTCCGCAAAGACTGATGGATCCTTCGTAGGATCACGATCTTGCTCTCTCATCATTGCCACAATGTTAGGTGGCAAATTTAATCCTTCCATATTGCCTCCTAGAATTGATAACCCTTAGCACGGTTCGGCTGTTGATCCATGATTGGCGTTGCGTACTCATCATCAAACCGGCCATTAAACCAAGTCGATCCATTCATTGGCTTTTTCCATTGGTTCACTGCTAAATCCTGCTTGTAGGCTTTTAACTTTGACATTAGGTACTCATCAGTGTGTTCTTTCGATTCCTTTCGCCATTTCTTGTAGTGACGGAATGCATCTTTCTTTCCAGCCTTGTTTGGGTATTCTTTCCAGATTGCCTCAAAGTTTTCAGACAAATGATCGTCGGCCTTTGCCGGCGATGAAGTATATATATCTCTATCCTTACCTATCTCTAACCTATCCTTACCTAACCTAACCTGAGTATCCAAACTGGATACATTCTGGATACATTTCGAATCCATAGCCTCAATCCGTTGGTACTGCTGGTTTTCATTGACATTTAGTTCTCGCTTATGGTCGGTGTAAATGGTCGATCGATAGCGATCTTTTTGAATGTAATTGTGTACTCGCCAATCGCGAATCACGGTCACACCATCTTCAAAAGTTATGATAAATTGCTTGGCTGCTAACAGCTTTAAGTCGTCATCGCTAGCGCCAACCATGCGTTTAATGGTCTTAGCATTGCCTAAAAAGCCGTCATCATCTGCGTGCATGTTGAGATGGAAATAAAGGTTTTGTGCACTAGCCGGCATATCGAGAAAGAGATCCGTATCAGTGATCTTCTTGCTAAACATTCGTCGTTGTGCCATCTAATCACCTCCTAATACGGTAAATTGTTGCTGTTAAATCCTTGCTGTTGTTGTGGTTGCCCTTGTTGATGGTTAAATTGGCCTTGCGGTTGCTGCGGGGCTTGTTGTTGCTGGAAACCACCGTTGTTTTGCGGTGGTAAAACGACAAAGTCCACGTGGTCAGAATTGACGTCCAGGTTGATTCCTGATTCGCCGTCTTTACGCTGGTAAACTCTTGCTTGGCTTAGCGTGCCGGATACCATCACCGGCGTGCCTTTGTGGAGGTAATTCATGGCCCACTGACCACGATTGCCCCATACAGCAACCCGGTAAAAGATCGTCGGTGCATCCCGCCGACTGCCATCAACGGCCACGTTAAAGTTGACGACTTGATAATTTCCAGCTTGGTTCTTCTGTGGTTCGCCGGTTAGCCGGCCTTGAAATTGGATTGTTGCTTCACTCATTTAGTCCACCTCAATATCTGTTACGTGTTGGAATCCGGATAGCTCCTTCGTTAACCGGCAATATTCACACTTCCCACAGTGCTTCGGCGCTACTTCACCGTTCATGATTTGCCAGTACCGGTCTTGGTTCTCCTTGATCTCATCAATCGCTTCTTGCATTAAAAACTTGGTATCGCCTTGAAAGTCAAAGGCGCCTTTATCTGGTGGTGTTTGCTTGCTAACCGCGAACAAATACGGTTGGCATTGCTTACCAAAGGTTTGCTTGATCAACTCTTGGTAAATCGCCGCTTGCATAACGTAACCGCGATCCTCAATAAAGTTCGTGTACAGCTTGTTTTCGTCATTCCAATGCTTTTTGTGGATGTCGTCAACGGTCTTTAAGTCGCAAAAGTAACCTTTATCTAGGACTAGGCTGTCAACCTTGCCTTTCCATTCGTGACCACCAATCTTACCGGTCACAATTACTTCTTTTTCACCGGGCACATAGACAAACTTAAAAAGTTTGTCGTTTTTAAGCGTCTGAATCATCTGGTCAGCTAGCTTGAATTCGGCTCGCAAGTGGCCGTCAGGGTTCGTCTTCGTTGGCTTGGTCATCATAAATTCTCGGTTAGTCTTCGCGCCGGTTTCTGACCGGTCTAACCAAGCTTGATGTGCCTCTGGGCTCTCAAAATACGAGTGGATGTAGTTTCCAACCAGTAAAGGTGTCGGACTTGAGGTTGGTTGCCAATCTTCGCTGATCTTAGCTAAAGCGGCGGCTTCACATTTTGTAAAATCCTTGTATAGACTAAAACTCATGTAGTCCCAGTCGGTTTCGTGAGAGTAGTAGTTTTCTGGTGTGAGTTTAAGCATTTTGACCCTCCTTCAAGAAATCATCAATTGACATCTGGCGTTCGTCAGTTTCACTCGCTGGCTTTGCTTCTGGTTCGCTCTCTGACGTTTTAGCCGGTACCTTGGGGTCTTCTTTAGTTTTTGGTTTCTCTTTCGCTACGGGCTGTTTTGGGGCTTGTACGGGAGCTGGTTTTGTCTTAACCTCCTCTTCGGCCTGCTGGGCTTCTTGAAAGTCCGCCAGCAATTGAGCCGTGCTCCCCTGTTCTTCGGCCGCTGTTTGCGTTATGTCCTTTGGCTCTGTCGGTTCTTCGTACTCCGCCTTAGTAACGGCGTTAATTGAGCCTGTCAATAGGTCGCTATCGTCAGATGTGTTGATAAACATCTTGGCAGCGCGGTTAATGACCGTCCGCTTGGCCATTTCATCGCTAAACTTGTCTTGAACCTTGTTTTGCCGATTTCGACTTTGACTCCAAGAAACATCAATTTGAGCCTTCGTCATCACTGTGTAAGCAGTCCTGCCGTTGGTCAGCTTGATAAAGGCAAACGCACCCTTAATTGGCTTGTCCAAGTTAGCAAAACTGGGCTTGAACTTGGTCACAATGATGTGGCCGGTTTCATCGGCCCCAATCTCGAACTCATCCCCTTGGTGGATCACTTGGGCGTCAATGTCTTCAATGCTGTCCAAGCGCTTCAAGGCGGCAATTGTCCCAAAGTAAGACCGCTGCATTTGCAGTTCATTTCCATAAACGATGAAGTAACACTGATTCTTGGCCGGCGAAAGGCCTTGAATCGCCATATCAAGTAAGGCGTTAGCAATGCTTGATTGCGAGCAAACGGTTAGTGCCGGACGTCCTTGCCGGTCTTTGACACCTTGCAACCGTAAGTAAGCTGCTTTCAGTGCATTTTGAGCGCTATAATTCGTTGGCAGCGCTAGTCCCTCGTCTTTCAGATCCTCCAGGCGTCCTGCGACCTGGTCGGTTAATTCCCTAACGTTTACTGGTTCCTGTGGTTGCTGTTGTTGATACATGGTTAAAACCTCCCTGTGACTTCGTGCTTCCAGTCCTTTGCGTACAGAACCAATTGCTCTGCCTGCTTAACGATGGCGTCATGTTCAGCAATGGCCTCGCTCCGTGTCTTTGGTTCATGCAATACTAAGCGATTGGCATCCGTCAGTATGTGTTCGCTTAGCTTTAGCAGTTGGTTGGCCACTTGGCCAACTTTGATTTCATCTTGTGTCATGTTAAAATTACCTCGTGGTTTGATTTCTTTTTTGGCCTAGCGGTTTCGCTGGGCCTTCTTTTGTTCCTGCGGAAAACTGTATTTAAAGCTAACCAAGACATACGGCACGATGGCCACCGTCGCCAGGATCAAGTGGTTTGTCAGCAGCAAAGCGATCGCTAAGACAAATAGCGCTCCGTATGCAATCATCTCAGTCATGATTAGTCCCCCTTGTAGTGTTCGTTGCGTAGCTTCATCTCCAGGCGATGACAACGCTTTGTGAGTAAAACGTTGTTGACCACCATATCGATCGATAAGACCGACATGATGATTAGTAATAGTCCCATTTGAATCACCTCCTCTCACGGCATTCTAGCCGTCCAATCGATCTCATCGTGATGTTCGTGCATCCACGTTCGCGCATATGGCAGGTAAATCTTAGTGACGCTGCCCTTGCCGTGTGCGCCTTTAACCCAAGCACCCGATTGACCATTTTCAATCTGGACTTCCGGGAATGCGTCAAATACGTACAAGCGGATCCACGCTGGTGACTTTTCGGCGAACAGGTCATCGCGAACGTCTTTCAACTTGGCCCAGTCTGGCTCAGGCTTAGCCGGAGATATCAGCGGTGCGATCTGCTCAGCTAAAGCTTGCAGGTCGACATTACTTAAGGTTAGTTGCATGCTCATCATCCTCCGACAGTCTTAGCAGATAAGGGATACTTACTCCAAGATAATCAGCTACGGCTTGTAGTCGATTAACTTGAGGCACGGACTTGTTCCATTTGGAAATGGTCCCGTTGCTCAGGTTCAAGTCGTGCTCTATTTTGTAGATCGACTTGCCTTGATCTGCCGCTAGACCTTTGACAGCGTTATAGATGCTCATAGTCGTCTCCTTTCAGAATTATTTCTAAGAAATAATTAATGTAATATTGACTAATGATAGAAAACATTCTATTATTAGTGCATAAGAAACGAGCCATATTGCACTATGGCCCCTCTCTTGTTAGCTTTGGTTCTGTGCCCTTATCTCAAGCACAAAATTATAGTATCACAGAACCATTTCTAATACAAGGTCAAAAATAGAAATAATTCTGGGAGATACAAATATGAATACTTACGAGATTGTAAAAACACTCGCAAATGGCCGTAAAATGACGGTTGCTGAGTTGGAAAGAAAACTCGACTTATCTAATGGATCCATATCAAAGTGGGCTAAAAGTGCGCCTAACTCAAAATACTTAGAAAAAGTAGCAGACTACTTTGACGTTTCGGTAGACTATCTGTTGGGCCGTTCTGCCAAGCATGTTGATTTTGATTTAGACAAAGCAATTGATGAATCGCGTAGTTTTGATGGCAAGCCAATTTCTGACCATGATAGAGGAGTCGTTAAAAAGGTCCTACGCGGGTATTTTAACTAAGTTGAATGGCGGTGATAGGCATGGATCTATCAATCAAAAAGCTGCTTAAGCGATATGGCATTAAAATAGAATATACAAACGAAATAGAATTTACAGCCCGGCTTTTTAATACGCCAAAAGGCATGGTTATCATTATGCGCAGCGGGATGCCTGATGGAATGGAAAACCAAGTAATTCTGCACGAAATCGGGCATATTAAAAACGATGGCTGTCAATCCTATCAAGACTGGCGGTCAAAGATAGTCATGGAAAAAGACGCTAATGAGTACATGCTTGATAAGGTAGTTGGTGATTATATCGACAGCTGCGACCCCAGCGAGCTTAACTCAATTGATTTCTTAGAGCGCCACAATCTCAGCCAATCTCTTGACTATACCGTGCGTAATTTGATTCGCGAAAATTGTCCAAATTCTGACGACATTAAAAGCTGATTTTATCGGGAGTGATTATTTATGATGATTTTGGGTTTTCTTTTTCTGCTGTTGGCTGTCTGGTACTGGATACGCAATCGTGACCGTAAAGGTGGCAAAATCAGTGCTCTGCTCTTAGCGGTGGTCGGTGTGACTATCATCGGTTTTACTCACGCTGATAATGTGGATAAGCAACGGGCAGCGGAATCGTCGTCGATTGCGTCGTCTAAAAAGGCCAAGTCCGAGTCAATCTCGGAATCCAAGAGCGAGTCACGTGACCAGGCTATGGATGACGCTACATACACCGCGCTGGCAAAGAATCTGACCAGCCAAATGGCGAGTGACTCTACACTTAACGGCTTTAAGATTGCCTACAAAGACAGCCAGTTTTACGTAACCGTGCCTAACAGTGTTGCCGCCATGACTGGCAACGAGCAAAAAGAAGTCTACGGCAGTGTGATCAGTCTGCTCGAAAGCCACAACGCCAATGCGCCGGTATCGTTTTACGACCAAAACGGCAATCCGGTTGCACGCATGACGTTAAGCGGCGGGGTCAAACTGTACGGCGAATTTACAATTGAAATGCAACACAAAGTAAAAAAATAAACCCATACCGGGTAGAATATGTTTAACGACCAAATTAAACAATTCGAGGTATCCGGTATGAGCTATAAACATCTTACTATAAAAGAACGTGAAATACTTATGTTTTTACGAGCTAAGGGGTTATCTATCCGGGCTGTCGCGTTACGGCTGGGGCGAAATCCAAGCACTATTTCACGGGAGTTAAAACGTTGTGCAGGTAATTATTCCCCAAGCAAAGCAGATAATGACTATCATCAAAAGCGGCAGAATTGTCACAAGAAGCGGCTATTAGACAGCCATCCACAATTACGCCGTCAAATTGTTCATTACATCTTAGATCTGCACTGGTCACCAGAGCAGATTACCGCTCGCTTTAATAAGGAACATCAATGGTGTGTTAGCTACAACACAATTTACCGTCATATCTATCAACACAATTTAGGTGAAAAGTACTCCTCACGTGGTGATACCGGTATTCAGCGCCATCTCAGACATAAACATCGGACCCGGCATTCAAAGAATACTAGACGACATCGAGAAGTACAGACCGACTATATCTCGATCCATGAGCGCCCTGGTTTTATCAACCAGCGTCAACGTATAGGTGACTGGGAAATTGATACTGTGATTGGTCGAACGGGTCACTCCATCCTTTTAACGGTTGTCGATCGGCTTAGTCGGCTTACGCTTATCAAAAAGGTTGTGCAAAAGGACTCGCAGGAGATAAATAAAGGCTTAGTTGAACTGTTAGGGGCCATTCCTAAAGAATTTGTTCATTCTATTACACCAGATCATGGGACCGAATTTCTTCATCTTGATGAAATCAGCGAAAGGTTAGGTGTTACTGTCTATTGGCCCGATCCATATTCGCCTGAACAGCGTGGAACAAATGAGAATACAAATGGATTAATCCGGGAATATTTTCCCAAGCGAACAGATATTGATAATTATACAGAACAGGACGTTGAACACTGCCAAAAGCAGTTAAATCAACGTCCTCGCAAAGTGTTAAACTATGAAACCCCATATGAAGTATTTTTTGACAAACCGTTGCACTTAGTTTGACAATTCGCCACAAATAAAAAAAGCCCTCTCCGAAGAAAGGACGTGTGAATATGGACACGATAAAATATCACGATGCAAACATAGCCTATTTTAGTTTTAAAATTGAACTACTCCCACTTAGCTAAGCCTACGGCTTGACGCTTGAAGTGGGAGATTCTGGGAACATCGCATACTTACTCTACCAGTTCTAAGTGAACTTTCGAGCAGAGGTTACGACTATTGACCAAGGCCCGTCCCAGGCCTAAATAGCTTAATTATTGGGTAGCTAACCCCTTTTTCAGAATTACTTGAGCTGCATTGATATCGCGATCTAGGCGGGTCCCGCAGTTGGGACAATCCCATTCACGAACGTCTAGCCATTCCGATTTATCTAAACCTAACCGATGGTTGTTTTTCCCACAGTTAATACAGATTTGACTAGTATATGCTGGATTAACCTGAATGAGTTTTTTATCGTACCAATCACATTTATACTGCAAGATACTAACTAGCTTAGACCAACTAGCGTTGGTAATCGCTCGAGCTAGTTTATGATTTTTCAACATACCCTTAATCTTAAGTTTCTCTAGCACAATGATGTCATATTGTTTAACTAACTTGGTTGTGAACTTTTGTAACTGATCCAACCGTTGGTTGGCGATTTTTTGACGATATTTAGCAACCATGACACGAGCTTTTTGGTAATTTTTGAAGTCGTCTAATTGCCGTGGAGCTAAGACCTTATCGTGATAATCCCAAGCAATGGCTTGTTTAGCTAATAAGTAGCGTCGACTGCGCAACTTTTCCCAATGGTGTAGCTTCTTACGATACTTATCTTCAAAATGGTGAATTGGCTCTTTGTAACCGTCGGATAGATTAAGTAATGATTTTAATCCTAAATCACCACCAACGCTCTTACCAGTCTTAGCTAATGTTTGGTTTTCGCATTCAGTTAAAACGGTAATGTAGTATTGATTAGCAACAGTTAGGCGAACAGTAACGTTCTTGATTTTGCCTTGTGGTAAACGTCCTGATCGAAAGTAAACTACCCCTAATTTAGGCAACTTAATATGGTGATTATCAATCACTTTAATGTTGTGGTTAACACATTTCGAGTTATAGCTCTGTGCATACTTTCGTGACTTAAAGTGTGGAAATTTATTTTGCCCTTTAAAAAAACGCTGAAAGGCGTCGGCTAGATTGCGATTAGTGCTTTGCAAGGATGTTGATTCTGCTTGCTTCAACCAGGGATATTCTTCTTTTAATCGTTTTAGAAGATTGTTCATGCCAAAGGCATTGACAAACTTGGCGTCTGGATTGTTCTTTCGCCGCTCAATTTGCATATTAAGCATCTGATTCCACACAAAACGAGCGCAACCGAAGGTTTGCATTAAACGGTCACGTTGCTCGGAATTAGGATATATACGCATTTTCACGGCTTTAAGAACCATTACTTTCTCCCTTGACTTTCAATGTACTTTTTTACTACTTCTAACGGTGCACCACCAGTACTAATTAAACAATAGCTTTGGGTCCAAAAAGCGGATTTCCACAACTGACGCTTAATTTCTGGAAATAGTTTCTTAACCATTCGAGAACTTGATGATTTATAAGCGTTCAGGAACTTAGCCATCTCCGTATGCGGTGTTGCGCGGAACAAGACATGAACATGGTCAATATCATGGTTCCACTCTTGAAGATTAATACCATAAGACTGACCAACTACTACAAAACGATGTTTCAGATACTCAGATATTTCATCGTTAATGACTTTACGCCGATATTTAACAACCATTACTAAATGATAATTGAGTAGATATACTGAGTGCTGATTTCTATCTAATTCTATTGTTATCACCACGATCCTTTAACATATACTAAATATACCATAGCGCAAAAGAAAAAGCACTATCGTGCTTTAAGGAGGCGATTCATCCCCCACTTGTCGAAGTGGGGGTATTCTCGCCAATTATGGATAAATTCTCCTGGTAGTCCTGCTGATTTCACTACACATACACGATATAATAATGGTAATGGAGGTAGGAACAATATGGATGATAAAGGCTTCGTAACTCATACTGAGCTTAAATTAAGCAACGAAAAGTTGCTGCATCACATGGATAATCAATTCAATCGTTTAGGAAACAAGATTGATGGTCAAAAAGTGTGGATGCTTAAAGAATTATCCGCAACGGCAATTTTTATCGTTACAATCCTAGGATTCTTGATAACTATTTTTGAATTCTTAAAGTGATTTAAGCCTGCCAAAATTTGGTGGGCTTAAATTATATTCTCAAGAACATACGTTTTGAAAGGAGCATACTTCAAAAAACATTTGTGATTCGCTACTTGACGGAATTAGAAATATTTTTAATGATTATTACTCCCAAAGTATTCTTTCTAAAAATAACTCCAAAGGCGATTAATAGTATTAGCTAAATCAGCATCAGCTGGATAGTCAGAATCACAGTATTTTCCATTGTCATCTAAGGATAAGTAATCTAAGTCTCTCTCATCCCACAATAGTTGCAATGCTTCAGAAATAACTGATTTTTCTTTTTCATTAAAAAACAACACTATCACCTCACTAAACAGCAATTTTCTCTAATTATAACAGGCAATAATCTATATAATTTTTAAATTTTACGTCCAACGCTGATTGACGTTAAAAGCTGTTGGGAGGTAGCTATGGAAAATTTTAGTACATTAGAAAAGTGGATCTTATGGGGCACAACAATCATTTGTGCCATCATTGGTTTAAGTATCGACGGATTTTTAGGATTTATCCTTCTTGCTGTGATTGCCTACTTTACGACTAAATTTGCGCTTAAAAAGCACGATGAAAGGTTTCCTGCTTCGCTCACTCCTCAAGAAAGGGAAGCGATGAAGAAAGAAAAAGAGGAAAAGACTCGCATTAAAGCAGAAAAGAAAGGAAACTCGCTACTAAATAAGATGGTAAAAAATCAAAAAAAGTGACTGGGTATGCTTGGACTGTGGAAAGTCATTTACTATCAAATAGGATCTGTCAACTACCACCGAATGAACAAAAAAATCCCACCCGCGTAAAGCGAGTGGGGAGAAGTTAATTACGTATAGTCATTATACCACTAGGGAGTGTGCATTATGGCGCAAATTATCAAGAAAGGTCCATCTTACATGGTCAGGGTGACTTGGCGTGACGAGGACGGGAAGCAACATAAAAAATCGAAGTCTGGTTTTAAGACCAAGGCTGCCGCTCGTAAAGCTGGGGCAGAAATGGAATCCAGCAAGTACCACGGCGTTTTATCTACTGCCGATCCGATCTTTACCGACTACTACCAAAATTGGTACGAAACTTACAAGCACCACCAGTCGTCCCGGGCGACCCAAGATTTCTATCGCTACTGTATAAACGTCGTTAACGATTACTTCGGGCGCCGTAAAATATCCACAATTGATCGGGCTACCTATCAGCGGTTTTTGAATGACTTTGGTAAATCTCACTCAAAGAACACTGCTAGCAAGATGAACGCTTATATCAGAGTAGCGGTTAAAAATGCCGTTCTGGATAACGTCATCCCCGCCGACTTTACCGAAGGAACAACCATCGTATGGGATAAAACCAGAACCAGGCAAGTTGAGTATCTCAACATGGAAGAAATTAACCGTTTGGTTGCCTTAGTCAAAGAATCTCTCTCCCCCGGGTTCCCAGTCCGCTACATGATTTTGACCGCCGTTTATACGGGGATGCGACTATCTGAAATTGCCGCCCTTACCTGGGACGACCTCAATCTCCCGTTTAAAACGATCGAAATTAGTAAGTCGTGGGACTTCAAGGGACGGGCCTTTAAAGACACCAAGACAAAAAGCTCCCGCCGGATTATCAGAGTAAACCAGGAACTATTGGACTGCCTGGTTGAACTAAAAGCTAACGGTCATGATCTCGTTTTCGCCCGTAAAGATGGTTCCGTCTGTGGGAGTAGCTCCGCCAACCGAACACTGAGACTATTTTTAGATAAGCTGAACTTGAATAAACCCGGCTTTCACTTCCACTCCCTTCGACACTCCCACGTTGCCTACCTGCTGGCGAACGGGGTTCCACTGTATGCGATCAGTAAACGATTGGGTCATTCCAACATGACTACCACCGCCAATCGTTACGCCTACTTAATCGATGAATTTAAAGCCCGTTCCGACGATCAAATCGAAAGGGCGTTGGTGTCCTTAGGTGTCCCGGATGGTGTCCCAACTTCGTTATTTCTATGATTTTCTATTTCCTTATTTCCTGTCATATCAAGGGTTTAGCTTCCCTATTTATCCTTAAAACATCCTAAATACTCTACAACAAGTAATCTCGGTTACTTGTTAAAACGTTGGTACACAATGGTTTCACCCGTAAAGGTGTCCCAATAGTGTCCCAATGAAACTAAAAAGGTCCTGCTTAACGGCAGGGCCTT